AGAGGCGCAGCAGGAGCCGCAGACAGCGCTGCGGCCTTTCCGGTGTACCCGACCGTCGGGCTGACACCAGTTGCCGAACCGACCGTAGACACCACGCCGACGAGCGAGGCCTGAATTGACCCCACGACCACGAACAGGTTGCCTGTCGTGCTAGCCGGAAGGACCTTGCCGAAGTTGACGTTGACCTGACCGAAGCCGTTCCGGCCGTGCTGGACAACGTCCCTGACCGCAAATCCTCGCGCGGTTGAGCTCATGAGTCCTCCTAGACCGCGCTCAGGATCGCGAGGTTCTCCGGCTTGCGCTGAACGGTCAGGTCGTGCAGGATCGCCATGCCGATACCAGAGCCGGTCACCGTGCACTTGATGTAGGTGTACGGGTCAGGGAGCTGCGAGCCGTACACCGTGAACACCGCTGCTGTCGCCGTGGTCAGCCCGGCAGTCGTACCGAGCGTGAACGTAGACGCCGCAGTGATGTTCGCCCTGGCCCATGCAGTCGTTCCGGTCGTACCTGTCGACCAGTAGACCCTCGTGATCGGGCTGAGAGCCGGCGTGAAGAACGACGCTACCTGATACGTACCCGCGAAGGACGTAGCGTACGTGAGTGTCGGCACCGCGGTCGCGCCGGTGATGACGAAGGTGACCGCCGAGCAGTCCTTCAGCTTGATACCGGGACCTGCCGTGATGACAGGCACGACGTTGAACAGCCTGCCGAGGCCATCCATTCCAGCCATTTCGTTTCTCCTTGTCCCTCGGGGGCGTTACTGCCCGAGATTAACCTGCTAGCGAGATGCTAGCTGGACGAACGGGGTGAGCGTGTTCGCACTGTTGTTGTGAGGGGTGATGGCCGACTGAATCCACGGCCTGCCGTCCAGGCGCTCGATGACGCGGAAAGCCGTCTTGTCGTTCTGGAACTTGTAGTGCTCCGAACTCATGGACTGCATCATCTGCCGGTCGCCCACGAGGTAATACGCGAGGTCCACGAAGCTGATGTCGCCAGTGGTCCCGAGCGCCGGGGTCTTCTCGGTGAAGTACACCGGACGTCCGAGAATCGTGACCGGAGGAGTCGCCGTGCCCGGGTTGGTGTAGTTTCCCATCCAGACCGGCCCGCCACCCGTGCCCACGGACAGCGCCATGGTGGCGAGCTCGGGGAACGTGTCGATGGAGCAGATCCAGACCGCGCGACCCAGCGCCGTCGGGAGCATGCGGGCGTACATGCCTACCACGTTCTCCCACACGATCGTTGCAGAAGCCTGACCTGCCTGCGCAGCGACCTGAACAGAAGCCGGGCAGTTGACGAAGCCCAGCGGCTCGCCGACGCCCGTGCCGGTCATGAACGCGATGTCCTCGAACCACGCGATCGCACGCGGGAAGATGGTGTCGAAGAAACTCCCGAACGCCGGGGCGTCTGCCAGGAGCTCGTTCGGGACTTCCGCATACCCGGTCAGCTTCTTGGCGTCCAGTACGACCCGGCCGAAGCTCGCCTGCGACTCAACGAGCTGCGCCGCTTCCTCAGTCCAGTAGCAGACCACGCCGCCGAAGACCGAACTCACGTTGCTCGTGGTGTCGATCATGGGGATCGGTACCCGCAGGCTGTCCATGGGGATGACCTGAGCCCTGGGGCGGACGACGGCGTCCTCGAGAGCAACCTGGAGGATCTGAGACCGCAAAACCTCCGGAATGAGGAAACCGCCGTCCGCCGGAACCTCCGAGCCGAACGAGTTCTGGATCTGAAGCGCGGCTGAACGCTTCTTCCCAAGCTGCTGGGAGTTCTTCAGCGTCTCGTATCGGGGCCAGATGGCCTGGAAGAACTCGGAGGTGGACTCGAACATGCAGCCCTGCGCACCGTCGGCATTGCTGGTGTTCTTGAGTTCCTTCTCCAACTTCGCACCGTAGCTGTTCGCGTTGTAGGCCGCGCCCTTGCCCATGCTCACCTTGCGGGCGTCGAACCGAGGCGTCTCTGTGGCCGCGTTGCTGAAGTTGAGCCGGCCGTTGCCCATGCCGTTCTCACGCATGAAGTCCGCCAGGCCGAGCTGCACCTGCTCCTTGATCTGCGCCTGGAGATCGCGGTCCTTGTCGACCGTCATGTGGGCGTACGCCTTGATGAACTCCTTGAACTTTCCCTGCTCGCTCATCATCGCCTTGACGTTGCTGGCGTCGCCGAGAAATGCCTCCAGCTCTTCAGGCTTGGAAGGGATGGTAACTGTCGGTGCCATGCTAGCTCTCCTTTCAGAGCCTGAGAGAGGCTGAGAACCTCTCGATGTCTTCGTCGCTCAGCCCGAACGGATTGCTCGAGCTGTTGTCCGGGCTCCAGTCCGGGTTGATGGTCCGCATGTGACCTTCGAGATGCGACTTGGCCGCGCTCTCATTCGTAAGACCCTGAGTGCCCGACAAGCGAGACAGAGCGTTCCTGACGCCCGCCGCGTTAGGAGCGTCTCCGGGGTGATAGTGATGCGGAAGAGCATGCGCCTCTGCCGTGCTGGGGTCTCCGCTTCTCTTCCCGGCACAGATCGAGCCGTAGAAGGAGGCCGGGTTGTCACTCTGAGCCGCGTTGTGCATCGCACGACTCGCGTCCCAGGGACTGTTGTCGACCGAGGCGTTGCGAATGTCGACGAGATTGCCGTCCACGAGTGGCCTGCCAGGCACTGACTGAATCTGCCTGCCCTGGTCGTTCCAGTGACTGTGATCGGTATCCGTCTCCGGCCTAGAGTCGTCGTCGCCGTCACCGTCGGGATCCCACGGACCCGCCTGAACCGGCTGCCGCGAACCCGGAGGTAGCGTCTGACGACCCGAGGCGTGGTAGACTGACATGTCCCACTTGTCGTCTGGCTGCTTGATGCGGCGACCCGCGCCCGAGTCTATGAGCCGATCGGCCAGACCTTCGTTGATGCACTCGTCCGCGTCGTACCAGGTCTCAGCCTTCATGACTTCGCGGAAGTAGTTGATCGGCTTGCCTGTGTGATCGCTGTAGATGCTGGCGATGTTGTTGCTGGCCTTGTCCAGCTGCTCGGCGAGATCACGCATGTCCTGAGCGTTACCCACCGCCATCGCAAATCCCTCGTGGATCATCATCTGCGCGTTGCGCGCGATCAGCACCGGATTCCCGGCCATGGCGATGACACTAGCGATGCTGGCTGCAATGCCGTCAATGTGAACCGTGACGTTCTTTCGGGCCAGCAGCGAATTGTAGATCGCAATGCCGTCCCAGACCTCGCCGCCCGGTGAGTTGATGTGGACCTCGAGATCTCCGGTCACATCGGCCAGATCCCTCATCAGGTCAGCAGCGCTGACGCCGAAGAAGCCGATCTCGTCGTAGATGTGCAGCTGAGTCGGACCACCTGCCTGATTCCTGATCCTGTACCAGTTGTTCACGGACGGCTGGTGCAGGGCATACTCCCTCCTGGTCGTCCTCCAGGGCGTCTGCCGGCTCATACTGACTCTCTTTCTCTATGGCCGTTACCATTTTTCTTGATCTCGTCGAACGCTTCCTTCATTACCTCGGCCAGATCGAAACTGATATCGAAACTGTTATGGCCTGTCGGTGTCGGAGTGATATCGGGTTGTGCTTGACTCGGCTTCGGGAGAGCCGGACGTGCAGTAGGCGGCGGATTGCCTGTCTTCTGCGGAACTACCGGAGGCGTAAACCTCATGTACGGTAGGCCCACAACTTCACAGGCATCAGCAGCGTCGAACCCTGCCTCGATCAGCAGAGAAACAGCCGCGCTCTTGACCGTCAGTTCTTCATTGGCCTCGTTAGCGCTCGGCGGCATCGGGTTATCGAACTCGAACTCTACTCCCTCACCCGTGCCCGCAAACATTTCCAGATACGGAACGTTCAAGACGTTCCTTTGCCTGCGAAGTCTCGGAATCTCGTGCCAGGCCACATGCACTTCTTCAGCCGTCTGCGCATTAGCCCGATTCACATCGTCAGAGTTCCCGAGCATCGCCTGATGGATCCGGTATCCCTGCCGAATCATGTCGCTCGTGACCTTGCGCAACTCGCCGAATTGCATGTCGCGCATTGAGTAAGTATTCGGCTGCCAAGTCGCTCCTTGTTCAAGGACGCCTACGCGATGACCTCTCGCAACCCCCTGATGCTGCTCGCGCCACCTGTCCGTGAACTCCGTAAACTCATCGTCAGTGAGACGTTTTGAGAATGTAACCAGGCCGCCGGGCTGAGCAGAATTCAGGAAGAAGTTCCTGCTCCACTCAGCACTGTACCGGGCTGCATCGATGTCGATCAGGATCGCCTGGACAGCGGACAGACCCCTATAGGGATCTGTTGGGTGCGGATACTTTAGCTGTATGACTTCTGACGTTTGCAGCGGCACCGCCTCTCCATTCGGCCCCGTGTAAACCCAGCCCTTCAGGAAATTCTGTCGGTCCGGCACCGGTTCCATGCGATCCGGGCGCACTGGCCACATCTCCACCGGCACGCTCGTGCCGTTGGGACCGCGGTTCATGACCCAGTACCATTCGCCAGCTAGCTCCATGTGCTGCCAGCCAATCTCGCGAAAGTCTGCTCCCGTCATGAACGGATTGGGACGATTCCAGAGCCTCAGCGCCTGATGCTGCACGACCTCAGTTCGCTGATCAGACCCTACGTCTCCCTTACTGTATCGAACCCTGCCGTCTGTGCTCTTGCGATATAGCCGCCAGCCGCCCTGACTCTGGGAACCTGTGGACAGCAATTGGACAATCGCGTACAGTGTACCCTGCATCCCCATGGCCTGCATCATGGTGAATCGGTCTGATGGGCCGCTTCCGTAAAGATTATCTCCGTGCAAGTTCCAGGAGCTGTTGAAAGGAATAGGCCTAGCCGCGTTGTAGAACTTCTTTATCAGGCTCTTGGTCATTGCGTCACTTGCTCCAGTGCCCGCGTTGCGTTCTCGAGCATGGCCATGATCTTCTCGTGAAGCTCCTGCTCGGCCGCCCAGTCCTCGGCACAGAACCAGTGGTCGAAGCCCAGTTCATCGGTGACCTTGACGGCGACATCCTCGCTCAGGCAGTCGTAGCAGCACGGCTTCCTCCCGCCCATTACTCGCTCACCTTGAATTCAAAAACTAGGAGCAAGATACCGGTCGTTATGAGGCCGGTGAAGACCGAATGGACAAAGGAT